GAGGTGTGGCCGCCGGCTAGTCTTGTCGAGCATCAGCAGCTCGAGCTCGCCAACGAAATGATCAACATGTGCGATGCGATCAACGCTTGCCAAGCTGAAGCGCAGACTTTAGTGCTGCATCTATGCAGTGTTGGTTTGCGTGGACGCACCGCAGACCTCGCACATTCCCTATGCACTGAGCTTAGCGTGATCAGTGCAAAGGCGCAGCAACTCACACGCTTTGCCTAAGGAGAATACCCTCATGTTTAAGATCCAGACCAAGACCAAGCAAGTGCTTCGCGTGCATGTTGGTTACAAATACATGCTGCTCGACCCGACGCCAGAAAACTTTGCCCTTGCGCAGTGGCTGATGAGCGAGCCGAGTTACACCACCGTTTATAACGGCGACTTCCACTTTTCAGTGCACGCACTGGAGAACGACAAAAGAACCGTAGCCACGCTTACTGAGCTGATTACGGTTAAGCTGGTCGATATGACCGAGCTTGAATACAACCAGGCTGTCGCCGACAAGCCGGAGAATGATACCTAACTGGCGGTTGCTGCGGAGTGTTGTTCTGCCTGCATACTCACTTGATCTAACTGCATTCGTGCATTACTCGAAAGCATATGAGCATGAACGACACTCCGATCCGCCTTGTTTCCTACCTCGCCCAGCTTGAGGCGATGGCTGTCCAGGCGCGCGTCTCCCTGCTGCACGCCTTCATCAAGGCCGGGGTGCCTAGCTCCACCTACTACCGCACGATCAACGGCGCCGAGCTGCGCTACGAAACGGCGACCAAGGTGGCCTCGTTCCTGCGGAGGATCATCAAGAAAGGCGGGGCCGAGCATGATGCAGGAGGCAGGACAACGACCAGCAATGGTCAGCCGGCAGTTGTCCAATGAAGAACGTGAGCACTACCGCACGCTGATCGAGCAGCTGGTCCGCCTGCGCAAAGCCCGAGGGCTGAGCCAAGAGGCGCTCGACGATCGGCTTGGTGTGTCAGATGGGATGGTCGCCAAGTGGGAAACCGCGGCGCGTCTGCCCGGTGCGTTCTTCCTCATGTGCTGGTGCAAGGCGCTCGGCGTGCAGCTGTCAGTATATGAGGAGCAATAGATTTGGAAAGCCCGCCGCTCGACCCGTCAACCGACGCTGCACCCAGCCCGGATGCGACACCTTCCCGTGCTGGTCGCAAGACTTCGGCCGCAGCTGGACGTGTCGGGATCACCGTCCGCAAAAAGAAACCCGGCCCCAAGAAGGGGAAGTATAACGCCAAGGGCGAGCACTACGATGGGTTCTGGTTTGCCAGCCAGGCAGAACTCAAGCGCTACAAGCAGCTGCGTGAACTCGAGGCTGCCGGCCTGATCGACACGCTGCGCTGCCAGATCCCCTTCCGTGTGGCGCTGAACAACCAGCACATGTTCAACTACATCGCTGACTTTGAATACCGTGTGCTCGACGAGCTCGGCCGGGAGCAGCGCAGCGTGGTTGAAGATGTGAAGGGCATGGTCATGCCCATCTACAAGCTCAAGCGGAAGATGGTCGAGGCCATGCACGGCATCAAGATCATCGAGATCCCAGCTGGTGAGGTGGACAAGTGGGCAACCCGCATACCGTAGGAGAGAACGGCATGGCTATTGCTGCCATCGAGTGGGCCTTCAACCAGTCCACTCCAAACCCGAGTGCCAAGCTGGTGCTGCTGGCACTGGCCGACCATGCCGATGAGCATGGTCACTGCTGGCCTGGCATCAGCCGCATCGAACAGCGCACCGGACTATCCCGCTCGACCGTGATCCGTGCGCTGGCCGAGCTTGAGACCGGGCGCCTGATCGAACGCACTCGGCGTGGCACCAGCAGCAACAGCTACACTTTAGCTAGTGTCACCATGACACCACCAAAGTGTCACCATGACACTACCCCTAGTGTCACCATGACACCCGAACCGTCATTAGAAACGTCAAAGAAGCCTAACAGGGCGCGCGCCCAACTAAGCAGCATAACCGAGGACTGGCATCCCGATGCTGATCTCTGGAAGTGGGCGCACGACAACTTCCCCCTGTTCACCCGAGAGGACTTGACCAATGCAACCGATAGGTTCCGTGATCACTGGATTAGCAAAGCCGAGCGTCGAGCAGACTGGCGCGCCAGCTGGCGCAACTGGATCCGCAACGATGCCAAGTTTGCAGCGCGCTCCCACTCTGCCACTCGGCTGGATCGGGTCCGCTCGACAAATGCTGAGCGTATCAACGCTGCAATGGATCGGCACGGCGTATCACAAACGCGAGAGCCCGGTCGGTCACACCTTAGGCTCGTTGCAGATAGTGATAGCGGACATTGATCGGGACGCTAACGCTATCGAAACATGGATGAGGCCAGCCACCAAGGCGACCATCATCAAGACTGTCGAAGCTATGGCCTCGCTGTTCCAAGCGCCTGTGCCTGATGATCTCGGCTTTGATCTCTATATCCTGGCGCTGGCACAGATGCCTGGCCCAGTGTTCAAGGCAGCACGCAACAAGCTGATCACCACCCACAAGTGGCCGCGCCTACCCTTGCCGGCTGACTTTGTTGCAGCAGGGCAGGAAGAACAGGAGAGGATCGATGCTGTCCGCTCCGTGCTTCAGACCGCGCGCCGCCAAGCTGAGCGCGCGATCCTCACCCTGCGCTGACGCATTATTTTGTAGTTGAAATGCTGCATGTATGCAGTAGTATCAACACCACAGGAGAGAAACATGGCATCCCTTGAGACTATCCGCGCCAACCGCAGCGAGGGCATCGGTTCATCCGACACCAAGCGCATCATGGATGGCGACTGGCACCGCCTCTACATGGAAAAGGTAGGCGAGACCGAGCCGGAAGATTTGTCCGGCGTGTTTCGTGTGCAGCTGGGCATCTACACCGAGACGTTCCACCTCGACTGGCTCGAGCGCAAGTATGCCTGCCAGATCGAGCGCCCGATGCAGCGCTTCTATGCGCCTGACTATCCCGTCATGTTCGCCCACCTCGACGGGGTGCATGTCGGCAAGGGTGTGCCGGTAGAAACCAAGCACACCAGCAGTGACGCACGGCTGCGTGACAAGGCAGTCTACTACATGCCGCAGCTGCAGCATGTGCTGTCCATCACCGGCCATGACTACATGCTGTTCTCGATCATCGCTGGCAACAGCGAGCCGGAATGGTGCGAGGTTGCCGCCAACCTTGAATACCAGGCCGAGCTACGCGAGCTGATCAAGAGCTTCTGGTGGCACGTCGAGCAGCGTGTGCCGCCCGAGATTATCCCGACTGCCACGCTCAAGGCGGTCGAGCGTGTCGGCGCCACCACTCCGATCGATGGGCTGAAGCCCTACGACATGACCGGCAACAACGAGTGGGCCAACTACGCGCAGGACTACATCGACTGCATGGCGGCGGCTGCGTTGTTCGCCGATGCCAAGGATGGCCTGAAGAAAATGATGCCTGCCGATGCCAGCGAGTGCACCGGCCACGGCATTACCATCAAGCGGGACAAGCGCGGTGCGCTGAGGTTCGGCGCATGATCGACCTCACCTGGATCAACATCATCGTTGGCATCGCCGCTTATTGCGCCGTGGTCACGCTGTTCGTGACCGGGTAGCACCACTTCATCAGCAACGTCCGACTGCAGGAGGCAGGCATGGATCTGTTCGACTATCCCAACCAGCCAGGTTTCAAGGAACAAGAAACGTCGAGAGCGGCGGCCGAGGCAATCGCCCCTCGCACGCCCCGCCTTCGTGCGGCGTGCCTTCGGGTGATCGCCCGTCAGCCAGCAACACCAGATGAGGTGGCAGATGAGCTGGGCCTGTCGATCCTCTCGATCCGGCCACGCTTTACCGAACTCGCCCGAACCGGGCGCATTACCGACACCGGCCTGCGCCGCCCCAACCAGAGCGGGCGCATGGCTAAGGTGTGGTGCATCAAGGAGACAGCACAGTGAGCGACAAGAACACACGCTTTTGGGACGCGCTCGGCAAGACCGACCCCAAGCACACCAAGGGTTTCAGCCGGGCGGGCGGGTTCAAAGGCACCGCACTCAAGCCGATCTGGATCGTCAAGCGGCTGACCGAAACCTTCGGCCCGGTCGGTGAAGGCTGGGGCACGGAAGAACCGCAGTTCACCCTGGTCCACGGACAGGACGGTGAGGTCATGGTCTATTGCCATGTCCGCTGCTGGCACACCAAGCCCGGCCAGTTCTTCTACGGGGTAGGCGGCGACAAGGTTGTGACCAAGCGCTCCTCGGGCCAGCTGTTCCACGACGACGAGGCTTTCAAGAAGGCGTTCACCGATGCGGTCAACAACGCCTTCAAGTATGTCGGCGTCGGCGCCGACGTTCATATGGGCCAGTTCGAGGACAGCAAGTATCTCGATCAGGTCGGCGCTGAGTTTGCCGCCGAGGCCAAGGTCGACAAGGTGGCTGAGCTTGACGAGTTCCGCACTGCGATCGATGCCGCCACCAACCTTGAGCAGCTGGACCTGGCGCTCGCCAAGCACCGGCCGGCAGTCGATGCGCTTGCCAAGACGCACGCCGCACAGGTTGCTGCCGTGCGCCAGCACTACAGCGCCAAGAAGGGCGAGCTGACCAAGGTGCTCGAACCAGCATGAGCTTCATCCCCGGAGTGCAAGCCGGGGCTCCAGCCTGACGCCGTGACAGGTGAAGAACCACGGCACCCCCGCACCCTGCCCGCACTGCGCGACTAGGCAGCTAACTCCCGAAACCCGCTTACGGGGCAGGGTGCATCACCATCACCAGTGACACAAAGGAGACATACCATGCTTACCATGCAGGTGATTGGCAACCTCGGCAAAGACCCCGAGTTCAAGACCCTCGACAGCGGGCGCCAGCTGTGCAGCTTCAGCCTTGCTTCGAACAAGAAGATCAAGGGCGAGAAGGTGACGACCTGGGTGAACGTGACCGTGTTCGACGAGAACAAGATCAAGTTCCTCAAGGACTATGTGCGCAAGGGCAGCAAGCTCTTTGCCGAAGGCGAACCCGCGGCCCGTGCCTACTTGAAGGATGGCGAAGCCAAGCACAGCCTCGACCTGACGCTCGGCTTCAACTCCAAGCTCGAGATCCTTTCGAGCGAGCGCGCTGAGCGTGACGACGACGATCGCCGTGGAGCTGCGCCCGTGGGCGGCAGCGCCACCGATCTGAACGACGCCATTCCTGGCTGGGATTAACGACCCACATCCCAGTCTTGAATGACGGTGCGGGGCCTGAACCTCCCTTCATAATTCCCGCATCGTTCAACTTGGAAGGGGCCTGTCGGCTCCCCCCTCCTGTCTAACTGGCAGGTCCCTTTCATTTTCGGAGAGAGCTCATGCGTGAAGATTGGCACCAAGCGCCAGAGCCGGTGGAAGAACCGCCGTTCTGCGATCGCTGCTTTGGCTACCATCACTGGCAAGCCGCCTGCCCTGACGAGGAGGACAACGACGATGAATGATCTGCACCAGACCATGACCGACCGGATCCTCGCCAGCGTTGACGAGGCTGGTCAGTGGAAGCCCTGTTGGCAGGGCATGACGGGTGGCCTGCCCACCAATGCCTCGACCGGCAAGCGCTACAATGGCGTCAACATCCTGTCGCTGTGGCTGTCAGGCTACGGCAGCAATCGCTGGGCCAGCTACAACCAGTGGCAAGCGCTCGGCGCCCAGGTCCGCAAGGGTGAGCGCGGCACCCCGATCATCTTCTACAAGGTGATCGAAGGGCCAACGCCTGACGACAACAAGCTGTTCGCGCGCGGCAGCAAGGTGTTCAACGCCGAGCAAGTCGATGGCGCACCAGCTGTTGAAGCGCCGCCAATCACCACCCTGTCAGCAGACCAACGCCTTGAAGCGCTCGACCGCTGGCTGATGGATCGCAGCCATGTGCTGCGGGTCCAGACTTCCGACAGCGCGCACGCCTACTACCAGCCTGCGCTCGACACCGTTTACATGCCGGACTTCAGCCTGTTCCACACGCCCGAGCATTTCTACGGCACGCTGTTCCATGAGGCGACCCACTGGACCGGCCACAAGTCCCGGCTTGACCGGCTTGCCAACTACATTGGCGAAGGCCGGGCCAAAGAAGAACTGGTTGCCGAGCTTGGCGCTGCGTTCCTGTGCGCTGAGTTTGGGATCGAGCAGGTCACGCGCGACGATCATGTCAGCTACATTGCCAGCTGGCTCAAGCACCTGAAGAACGACAAGCGCTGCATCGTCACTGCTGCCAGCCAGGCAAGCAAGGCGGTCGAGCTTCTCAATGCCATCCAACCTGCACAGCAGCAGCTTGCAGCCTGATCGGAGAGAAACATGGAACACATTCCCCTCAAGAAGCTGGTCCTCTCAGCGCGCAACGTGCGCACCAATGTCGAGGACGCCACCGCCATTGCCGACCTCGTTGCTTCGATCGAGCAGCACGGCTTGCTCAACCCGCTGGTCGTGGTCAATGGCAAGAAGCCTGAGGTTGTGGCCGGTGGCCGGCGCCTGCGTGCGCTTGAGCAGCTGGTCGACGAAGGCAAGCTGCCCGCTGACTATGCCGTGCCGGTGCAGCTGGTCGACGCTGCCGCCGCTGAAGAAGTCAGCCTGGCTGAGAACTTCATCCGCAAGGACATGCGGCCCTATGAAATCTACCGGGCTTTCCGCTTGGTGCAGGATGGCAACCCCGACCTGACTGCTGCCGATCTTGCCAAGCGCTTTGGCCTTGCCGAGAAGCGGGCCGCCAAGATCCTGCGGCTTGGCAACCTGCACCCTGATGTGTTCGAGCTCTACGTCACCGGCCAAATCAAGGACGATCTGGCTCAGGCGTTTGCTGCCACCAGCAACCACGACTTGCAGCAGCAGGCGCTGGTCGCATGGCGCAACAGCGATAGCTGGGAGAAGAACAACGCCCGCTTCATTCACAAGGCGCTGGGCATGGCCGACCATCAGGTCAGGAACAACCTGGCCTATGTCGGCAAGGCCGCCTACCTCGAGGCAGGCGGGCGCATTGAAGAGGATCTGTTCTCCGATGCGATCAACGTGCTGGACGTTGAGCTGCTGGCCAACATGGTGGCTGACAAGAACGCCGAGATCGTGCGCGCTGCTGCCCAGCGCTGCAACCGGGAAGTCGAGTTCCTCACCGAACCACCCAAGGATGCCAATGGCTACATTGGCTGGAACCTGCAGGTCCGCCCGACCTACGGCGAGCTTGATGCTGCCAGCGAGGAGCGCGTTGCCGAGATCGAGGCCACGCTTGAGGATCCGCAAGAGGGCGACGACGAGCTGACTATTGAACAGGCGGAAGCCCTTGAAGATGAGCGCGACAGCATCCTGCTTAAGCGCCCCATTGTGCTGCCCGAAGATGGGCGCATCGGGATCCTGATGGACCGGGGACAGGTGCAGTTCTGGAAGATCCCGGAACCCGTCGAGGCCAGCGACACCCCCGACAGCGACGAGCCGCCGGTCGAGGAGAGCGCCGCCCCCTCAAGGCGGGCGCTCGACACGATGGCGGTGATGCGGCGGGAGCGGCTGATCGAACGCACTAAGGCTGACATAAATGCCCAGGCCAACGCGATCGACCTGCTGTTGTTTACGGTGGCCCGGTCCTGCTTCATGGGTCTACGCAACCATGAGACGCGCGGCCTCTCGACTGTCGAAGATCGGTATTGGACGGGCGAGCATTGGATGCAAGCCGAACCAAGCGAGGGCTTTGCTCTGTTCCAGCAGACCATCGATCGCAA